TGCGCGACACCATCCAAAGCAACCGTGATTTCAATGCGGTATTCCCAGATTGTCAACTAGCCACTGACCAGCGCAACGCACAGACATGGGCACTCTTGTGGGCGCACAGAGCCACATACAGAGCCGCTGGTGTTGGTGGTGGTATTACTGGACGCGGTGCAGACCTTATCCTGATTGATGACCCTGTAGCAGATGAAGAAGCAGTCTGGACAGAAGATAGACGTGAAAGTCTATGGCGTTGGTATCAGTCAAAACTTCGTACTCGTCTTGAGCCTGGCGGACGCATTATCCTGATTATGACCCGTTGGCATGAGGACGATTTGGCAGGACGTCTTATTGAAGAGATGAAGCACGCTGGTGAGCAGTGGAAGATTGTAAGTTTTCCTGCAACCGCAGAACCAGATGAATCAGATGGTGTCGATACTCTTGGGCGCAAGTATGGTGAAGCATTATGGCCAGAACGCTATGACGTCAAGGAACTAGCGGGTCTGCGATCAGCGGTTAGTGAGCGCGTTTGGAATAGTCAGTATCAACAAAGACCATCGACACAGCAAGGCAACATGATACTTGCTGACAATATCCTAGAAGGAAATCCACCTGAGATGAAGTCACAGGTACGCGGCTGGGACTTAGCATCTACCAAGGGTAAAGGTGACTTTACCGTAGGTGTACTTGTTGGACTTGGCGAGGATGGTAACTACTGGATTCTTGATGTTGTCCGTAAACAGTTAGCCACCAATGAGCGGGACGAAATGATACGTGTCACTGCTATGATTGACGGCATGGAAGAGACTATTCAGAGATTTCCACAAGATCCCGGTGCGGCAGGTAAGTCTCTCGTTGCAAGTATTACTCGCATGTTGTCTGGTCATAGACTACGGTTCAAGCCCATTTCAGGTGATAAAACAATTAGGGCAGACCCAATGTCATCACAGGTAAACCAAGGGCATTTCCGCATGGTCAAGGCTGAATGGAATAGTATCTTGGTAGATGAATTGAAGATGTTTCCTAACGGAAGGCACGACGACATCGTGGACGCTTTAGCCGACGCATTCACAACGCTCGCTGAGGAAAACACAAAGAGGCAAGTTAGTGTGAATTGGGATGTATTCTAAGCAAGTGTATAGACTTGACATGGAGTATCTGATTTACTTATGGCTTTTATATAGGTCTGTATACTTTTTAGTGAGGCGGCATGGCATTCTGGGATAAAGCTCTACATAAACTTGGCATAAAGAAAATCAATGAGTTGTCCATTGGCGATGATACGCCTTTGCCACGCTATGCCTATGGTCAGTACATAACTGGTTTCCAGTCATTCTCTGACCTACTTAGTCCATACAGGACACTTGATCCAGCTCAAGCCAATGAAGGACGCGACAATGCGATTGTCAGCATTTGCATTAACTTTATTGCTACGTCTTGGCAGCAAGCACCTGTATCGGTTGGTACGCGTGACGGTGTCAACTATAAAGGTTTAGAGAAGCAGCATCCACTTGAGAACCTCATTGAGTTTCCGAATGAGCATTATGGTGGAACGCAGTTAATATGGGCTGTACTTACAGACGTCATCCGTAAGGGTAACGGTTATATCTATATAACCCGTGATCGCTTAGGTACACCTATCCATTTATTGTGGGTACCTGCTCGTTGGATTCGTCCTATTCCAGATGACAATGGATACTTAAAGCATTACGAGTATTCACCATTTGGCAAGTTGATGATCCTGAAGAAGGAAGATGTCGTACACGTAAAGTATGGAATTGATGAGCGTTTACCTCTTCAAGGCGTTTCGCCTCTTGCGCCTTTGTATCGTGAAATCATTACGGACAACTCGTACTCTGACTTTAGTGCTGGACTTGCTTCCTCCGGTGGTGTACCTCCGGTCGTATTTACCCCCAAGATTCTAAAGTTAGAGGGTGGCGAGCAAGCTGCACCAATGACTCCAGAGCAAGCGGACAACATGACACGTCGCTTGCAAGAGAAAATGTCTCGTGAACCGGGTAAACCTCGTTTTATTCCCGGCGCATTGGACATGCACCAACTTGGATTCAAGCCAGATGAGATGGCACTAAACGATGTTCGGTCAATGCCTGAGACACGTATTCCAGCTGCATTAGGTCTCGACCCGTTAGCACTTGGTCTTTGGACTGGTGTGCAACGCGCTACGTTTAATAATAAACAAGAATCAATCAAACAGTCATGGCGTGGTGGGATTCTGCCATTCATGAAGATGTTTGCTTATGAGTTGACCCGTAAGGTTCTGCGTACATATCCAGACAGCGAAGACCTTTGGGTGTTCTACGATACATCCGGAATCTTGGAACTGAAGTCCGATGTGCTTGACTCTAGACGTGAAGCACGCGCAGACGTCCTTGCTGGAATCATTACAGTTGATGAAGCACGCGAAGAAGTTGGTAGAGAACTGTCGTTCCACGAAGCCATGCAATCTGACATGGAAAGCGTGGAAGCACGTACTGAGTATCTGGCTACAACAGAAGCTCCGGTTGTTACACCGTCATTGGCAAGTACCAAGCCGAGAAGCGAGGATGTATCACGTAGGCAGCAAGCTAGTGAGGAGATACATATCCCGTCCCCTTCGGACTTGGAAAAGGTTGGTGGATCAAGCAGATGAATAACGAAGTCTTGTGCTGGATTGGAGATGCTGTGAAGGCATCGTCCGACGGTCGCTTTGCAGGTTACTTGGTACGCTTTGACAATCAAGGTAATGCCAACGACACCACTGGTGAATACTTCACCGCAAAGACAGATTTTGGACGCCCTCTAAAGAGCGGAGATGAGTTTGACCTAAACCTTTATTACGGTCACGGATTCACCGACGTCTTTGGTAATCAAGTTATTGGTCGTGGCAAAGTAAAGATGGATGATGCCGGCCTATGGTATGAAGGTCAGATTGACATTAGTAACCGCTATATGGCTAAGGTAAACCAACTGCTACGCGAAGGCAGACTTGGACTTAGTAGTGGTGCTGCACCACATCTTGTTGCTTACTCCAAGAAGAGTGCTGATCGCAAAGAGATTCTTTCTTGGCCTATCGCAGAAGCAAGTCTAACTCCATGCCCAGCAGAGCCACGTAACTCTGTCGTCCCAGTCAAGTCTTTGATGGAAGTGACTGTCAAGGAAGAGAAAACGTTCAAGCCTACGTCTGCAATGAAGTCAGCTGCCAAGCGTGCTATTGCTTGGCGTGAAGGTGGACATGATGGTGCAACAGCAGTAGGTTGGGCGCGTGCGAACCAGATTGTCAAAGGCGAGTCTTTGTCTGCTAGTACTGTCATGCGCATGTATAGTTTCTTCTCTAGACATGAGGTAGACAAGAAGGCTAAGGGATTTAGCTCTGGTGAAGAAGGCTTTCCTTCACCGGGCCGAGTTGCTTGGGATGCTTGGGGCGGAGACCCTGGGTTCGCTTTCGCTAAACGTTGTCGTAACACTATTCTAAAGAATAAGAGTATGTTTGGTGCATATGACCCAGACGATATGGAAGAGGAAGAAGACGACGAGGAAAAGTCCTCTAAGGTTGAAATGGAATACGAAGACGAAGGCATCGAGGAAGACGAGCAGGGAGAAGAAGCCGAAGACTCCGGAATGCTAGGAAGCATCGATGATGAGATGTCTTTGTATGGCCTACAGCTTTTAATGGGTCGTCTTATGACGTATATTGCAGGTAACCCAGATGAGCCAGAGATGGTTGGTGAAGCACTAGATGAGTTTGCGGAAAAGGCAAAGATTCTAGTAGGACACATTGACGCAATGGGTGAAGATTTTATGGCTCAAGTCAAGTCTATAGAATTGACAACGGTCAGGGATTTTGAGAAGTGGCTACACACAAGTGGGCGTTTCTCGAAGAGCGATGCAAAGATAATTGCATCACAAGGCTGGAAGCAGCGGGATGTCGCGAAAGCCGAATCACAGTCAGCATTGGTGGAAGCTCTGAAGGCTAGTGCTGAAGTAGATAACAAAATCTTTGAGCTATCAATCAAGTAAGGAGAGATCATATGGATCTTAACAAGATTGTCGAAGGCATCAAAGCCAAGTCGGCAGAACGCGATCAGATTCTTGGTAAGGCTGATTTCAGTTTTGATGATTTGGCTAAGGTCAAGTCGATCAATGACGCAATCGGTGTTGCTAAGGAACAGTACGAAGCAATCAAGACTGCACAGGATGAAAAGCAGTGGTTCTCTGAGCCATCGAACGAGATTCCTGGCAACGTCCATTATGCTAAGGCTGGACACGTAGACCTCGACCGTAGCCGTTCGGCCATGGAAGTCAACCACGTTGGTGAAGGTTCCTTTACCAAGAGTGTTTGGGCACACATGAACACCGATGGTTACAAGCAAGCTTTCCATGAATACCTTCGTAAGGGTATTACCGGCATGGGTGCTACAGCTCGTAAAGACCTCGAAGTCGGACTTGACCCACAGGGTGGATACTTTGTAACACCTGAAATCATCAACCGTGTTGTTAGCCGTCTGGCTACACCTACGCGTGTTGCTGGTCTCGTTACTCAGCTTTCTACCAGCCGTGATGCTGTTGAGATGCCTAAGGTCAACTACGTTGACAGCAACGACATCTACTCCACTGGTTTCCGTGTTACATACACAGGTGAGCAAGCAGCAACCGATGAAGGACTTGTAGACGACTCCGACCTCTTTGGTCAGACTCGCATCGATGTCTACACCGGTATGATGAAGAGCCGTATCACCCGCAACATGCTGGAAGACTCGGCTATCGACATCCAGGGATGGATTGCAGATAAGTTTGATGAGACCATCGCTCTTGAGCGTGATCGCATGATTATCAGCGGTACTGGTGTAAACCAGCCACTTGGTATTCTCTCTGCAATCGGTACAGCTGATTCACCGCGTATTGTCAACTCTGGTTCTGCTTCTGCACTTACTGCCGATGGTCTTATCGACCTTATCGACACATTGCCAGAACAGTACAACGAGAACATCCGTGTTGTCATGAACCGTGTTAGCACGAAGCGCAGTGTGGATAAACTCAAGGATCTTCAGAACCGCTACCTGTTTGCCTATGGCTACCAGGATTCCGGTCTTGCTGGAAGCCGTGTTGACACACTCCTTGGCTACCCTGTTGTGTACAGTGGACTCATGCCTAACGTAGCAGCCAACGCATTCCCTGTCATCTCTGGTGACTGGTCTGGTTACTACTTGGTCAATCGCCTCGGACTCTCCATCCAGGTTCTTCTTGAGCGTTACGCTGAGAACAACAAGGTTGGACTCGTTGGACGCTTCCGCCATGGTGGACGCCCAGTCGAGAACTGGAAGCTGATTGCCCATAAGGTATCTGCTTAGTGAAATGGGGAGGGTAACACCTCCCCAATGAAAGGATAACGATTATGGTTCTTCGCCAAATCCAAAAAGAGATCAAGCACATTCGCTTGAAGCCAGACGGCACAAACTTTAGTGCGGCTGCTGGCACTACCAACATCAACAGTGATAGTGCAGATGTCGTAGGATTTAACAACATCTGTTTTGAATACCTACTTGGAAGCATTGTTTCTGGTGCTGCAACAAGTGCAAAGCTTCAGTGGTCGGACGACAACACGACGTTTACCGATGTCGTTGGTGGCTCGGTTACAATTGCTGACACAGACGACCACAAGATTGTGTTCTTCGAAGTGCACAAACCAAAGAAGCGTTACTTCCGTATCGCGACTTTGCGTGCAACACAGAACGCTACTGTTGATGCGCTTGTCGTACAACTCTGGAACGCAACACAGGTTCCTGTAGTGCAGGATGCAACCACTGTTGAAGGTGGTATCTTCCTCAACGGCGGATCGTAAGTTTAGGCGGTAGAAGTGACTCAAATCGAAGCAATCAACTGGTTGACAACATATGCTGACGCTAACCTCGACCCGGTGCTATCACCAGATGAGTTAGTCCAGCTTGTAAACCGCTACAAGATTGCCAATGACTGGGTTGCTTCTACCCTATTCAACGGCAACTATCGCATCCGCGTAGCCACTAACAATCGGCTGTATCGCTGTATTGAATCTGGCACTACCGGAGCAACCGAACCTTCATGGCCTACCTTGCGTGCAAGTAAGGTGGGCTATGTTGTCACTGACAATACTTGTTACTGGCAGGATGAAGGAGATGCACCAACAGACAATTATGACTTGTCTGGCATGGCAAAGGCGGCATGGACACTCAAAGCTGCTAAGTGTGTTAATGACATTAATACCAGTGACGAATGGTTGCAACTCGAATTGCAACAACGCCACGCACATTGTGTGCGCATGGCTAACACCTTTATGGATATGTGGGTTCCGTGATACCAGTATCTCCCGGTAAACGCGCTGTTCAGTATCTGACTACACAAATGCAAGCCAGATTACTTACTGATACGGCATATGCGCTTAAGCCGGTAAACACTGGCCCGACCACTAGTATCGGATCCGCTAACGTTCAATATACACTTGTACCTTCTCCGGGCGGTTACAAGTCTTTTCCTTGCCGAGTACGGTTGCCACGTCAAGCACGTAACGAAGAGTTTGCAGGGAAGAAAACACAGCCACTTTATGATGCCGAGATTATCCTTCCTGCTAGCGCGGAAGTGACACAGTATGACCGACTAAAGGTGAATGGCATTGAGTACTTGATTACAGGTAGTGACCCTGGTCGTACAGATGCTATCTTTATTACCGTCAAGGCTGAAAGGCGCAAAGCATGAACATTGCCTACGGTAGGTTATGGTGGGTTGTCATTGGTAGCTTCTTTGCTTCTGCACTACCTGCCTTCAATATGGCATGGGACAAGATGCCTTTGACTGAGACTAGCTCGTTTGGTCAGGTAACAAAGGTAGCAAGTATTGCAAGTATTGAGGCGTTACGTGCTGGCATCCCTGCGGTGATTACAGCGATGATCGCATTCTTTATGCGACAGGATGCTGACTTACCTGCGTTCAAGACTGACGTGAAGACACAAGTGGAATCACAACTGCGTAAAGAGATTGAAACCCAGATACTCTCCCGATACACGGAAGCGGGAAAGGACGTTCGATGACTATTGAAGTTTGGCATTTGATTGTGGCTGTATTGACGTTGATGATTCCTATAATTTTGACGGGTATTCAAGCTGCTATGGGTTTTGCTCGTATGGATGAACAGTTAAGCCACATGCGTGGTGACACGCGTGAGATAAAGTCTGATACCGCTAAGATGGAAACACGCCTTGGTAAAGTTGAAAGCCGAGTGTCAAACATTGAAGGGCGTATGAACACAAGATGAATACTAATAACTCCGCTGCGGTGTCTAGTGTGCTGGCGTTCCTCACGATGCCTTTCAAGGGTGTTGAGGCGAACAGTTTGAAGGTGGGCAAATGAATCTCCAGAACTTCAGGATTGAAAAGGAACCTGCACCTTCTACAGACTGGCGTGTCTTTGGTGACATCTTTGACGATTCTGGAATACAAATTGGTACGTTTGGATATGATGGAACATCTGTTAATATCTGGTGGGTTCAACAGGATGAGGAATTTCAGTCAAATATTGTTTATCAGTTTGCAACAATAATGGCTCAACAGATTGTGGCAGGGACGGCTGAATAATGGCGAATTATTACGTTAGACCAGATGGAAGCAATTCTAATGCTGGCACTGGACAAGCAACGAATCAGGCGTGGCAAACTATAACCTACGCTTTGACAAATATGATTCTAACAAATGGTGTCAATTATTTATATGTTGCACCGGGGGTTTATCGCGAATCTCCAAGTGTCACCATAACACCATCAAGTACTCAAACTCTGGTCATTCAAGGTGATCCTTCATGCAGTGTTTTCACGGGACTGAATCAAGACATCGTTTTTATAACAAATTTTGCTAACGACAATACAGAACCTACATTAGGTAATGTTTTTACCTGTTCTAAACCATATGTCACACTTAAGAATTTACAAATATGTGGCTTCGGTTATACTCAATTTAGTAATGCTAATAACATAACTTTAGAAAATTGTGTATTTGCAACGTCAAGAATAATATCAAATAATCCTCGTGGTACTGTTAGGCTTACTACATCTTCAAATAATCCACTCAATGCTACAATTACAAAATGTAATTTTTATGGGGATACTGGATTATTCATAGAAGGTCAGACAACTGGAAGTACTTATAACTTTAATACCGTAGTTTCAGATTGTTTATTTATAGTCGCTAGCGGATTATTAGTGGACGGGCTAAGTTATAACACTGGTACGGCTGGTAATGGCGTGTCTTTGTACAATAGTGTTTTCATTTTTTCAGATCTTGGTTTTTCAGTTCGATCTACAAATACAAGCAATACGTCATATGCTTACAATAATGTTTTCTATCAAACAATTTCTGGTGGTGCTGCTACGGCATTAACTGCAAATGTCACTGGTAGATTGGTTGAAGATTACAATCGTATAGCATCATCCGTTACAAGAAGCAATGTTGCTACAGGGACTAATAGTCGTGCCGGATTAACCGGATTAGATCTTAACGCTACGCAAATTACATCAAGTATTGCAACTCCATTTTTTAGCCCTTATCGCAATAGTCCATTGATTGGTGCTGGTACTTCATCAGGCGCACCCGTAACAGATCAATATGGATTTGCTTGGACAAGTGGAACAGACATTGGTGCATTTTCACGAACGTTGTTATCATCTACATCGTTCTACTTCCCAACGGAGCGCAACGCTTCCACCATCACAATAGCTCCAGGCTCTACATCCCAATCCATCGAACTCTACCTTGGTGCTACAGGTCTCACAGCCTCCACAAGTGGCTTATCCGCCTATTACAACCGTACACGTACCGCAGACGTACAGATACCTTTAGTTGCTCGTGTAATTGATGGGTCAAATCCTTCTGGAGTATGGACAGCAGGTGGTTTTGCTGAAGTCAACGCTAGTACGATGCCTGGCGTATATCGTTTGGATATTCCAAACGAGGCTTTGGCTTCTGGTGTTGATGACGTGACTATCGTAGTCAGAGGAGCATCTGGCACAAATGGCGCAGTCATGAGCATCAAGTTGTCCTCTGGTGGTCTGACATCTACGCAGACAGCACAAGCAGTTTGGAACGCATTGACATCCAGCCACACAACACATGGTACGTTCGGTTGGAATAGTCTACGCGCAGACGCACCAAGCAAAGAAGGATTGGTGACACTACACCAGTCTGGTGGCGTAAGTAGAATAGATGCTGACGTACACGCTGTACAGAACGACACAGCAGCTGCTACAACATTGAAGGGTGCATTGCTTCACGACGGTACTGGGTACGTGGATGCCGACGTTGTTCGCATCTCTACAAGCACGGCAGCTGCTAACGAGTTGGAAGGAGCACTACTACACAACGGTACAGACTACATTGACAGTAACCTTCTAAGTGGTAACTCTACTCGTGTGTATGTTGGTCGGTTTGACTTGAGGCAGACAGGATCGGATGACGTAGATACTATTGAAGTGTTCACGACAGATACACCTTCCTTTGAGTTGCAGTTGACTGACGGTGATGGCAATGAAGTACCTGTCACGGGTACTACGCTTGGACTGCGTATCTTAGACGTAGCCAGCACTGTGGTAGAGACTGGTACGCCAACAGTAGAATACGGTACTGGTGGAATCGTTAGATGGACAGGGCCAGGCACCTACTTGGCTATTGGATGTCCGGTAGGTATGTATCGTTTGTTTATTGATCGCACAGTGTCAGGTACTACAACAACGTTTGGGCCGTTACAGATAAAGGTACAAGCACAATGAGTTGGCTAAGTAAGTTACTAAAGAAGAATGCGAATGTCCCTGAAGTCAGGATACCTTTCGGCGAAGCTTTGCTTGCCGAAAACATCATCGAGAATCTAGACTTCTTGTCCACATCTGACCTTGAGAAGGTGCGTGATGTAGTCATGCTGGCTATTGATAAGCGTAAGGTGAAGAAGTGATGGCACTGTACGGAAGCAAAGCAGTAGCGGCTGGTGTCTCCGCTGCGGTCTCTAGTGTGCTGGCTTTCTTGACGATGCCGTTTACCGGGACGCAAATGAATGCTCTAAAGGTGGGCAAATGAACCTGCAAAACATTGTCATTACACCTCTTGTCACTAACCCGGCAGACTACAACATCAAAGCCGACATCCTAAATGATGACTTTGTAAAAGTCGCAGACTTTGGTGTTGATGGAATTGATATGTTTACGTGGTGGGTGCAACAGGATGTTAATTTCAGATTGAACATAGTCAATCAGTTTATGAATGTTATGGCAGTTCAAATTGTGAACGGAACGGCTGAATAATGGCAACATATTATGTCCGTACGGATGGCAATGACAGCAATACTGGTCTTGGACCCACAACCGTTTTAGCGTGGCAAACTGTAGGTAAAGCACTCGGTGCAACGGGTATTACATCCGGTGATACGGTCTATATCGCACCGGGCGTGTATCGTGGAGCCGTAACAGTTTCTGGCACATATTCTTCTATGACGTATGTATATGGTGACCCTCTTTGTACACAGTTTGCTGACATCAATGCAGGTGAAGTAAAAGTAACAAACTTTGTAAGTAACACAGCATCTGTTCCAACTAGTCCTGTGTTAACAGCTACTTCAAAAGGCAATTTAACATTTAGTGATTTGTATTTTGAGAGTGGCACAGGTGGAGGTGTTTCACTTTCTATTACAGATAATTTCCTGATTCAACGGTGTGCGTTTATAACTTCACGCGCTGCTTCTAGTTCAGCACTCAACATAACATCTGGTGTTATTACAACCGGATTGACAATTACAAAATGTATATTTGTTGGTTCAAATGTTGGATGTAATATTGACCCGACTGTCACATCTGGTCAGAGTGTAAACGTCACTGTAAGTGATTGTCTCGCTCATAGTTTTTCAAGTTGGGGAATAGTATTTTTCAATGGCGCAAGCACAAATGGAATAGGTGTAAAAATTTACAACTGTACAGCTGTAGGGTCTAATACAGCATTTGGTTTACGTGGAACAAATAGTAATAGTGGTTCAATCTATAACTCGTTAGCAATCGGTTGTGCAACAGGTCTAAGTGTTTCTGGCAGTAGTGTAAACACACAAGATTACAATCGTTTTGTAAACTGTATAACAGGAGTATCTGGAACTGCCGCAGGAGGTACAAACACATCCACTGCTGGTATCTATGGTGTCGATTTTGGATACTCATTAATTGTTGGACTAAACCCACTACAAATGTTTGGAACTCACGCATCAAGTCCAAATACATCTTTTGGTACTGCTAGTGGCGCACCAGTCACTGACATGTATGGCGTGACTTGGAGTGGGACTAGTCCCGATGCGGGTTCATCCACATATAGAAACATCGGTCAAATCGGTGTTTACCTTGCAACTGAGCGCAACGCCTCCGCCATCACAATCGCTCCCGGCTCAACATCACAGTCCATCGAACTCTATCTAGGTGCTACAGGGCTAACAGCCTCCACAAGCGGTCTCTCAGCCCGATACAACCGCACAAGGACTGCAAGTGTAAGCATCCCTCTAGTAGCCCGTACAATCGCTCAGGCGTGGACTTCTGGTGGATTTGCCGAGGTAGACGCAACCAACATGCCGGGCGTGTATCGATTAGACCTTCCTGATGTTGCTTTGGCTGCTGGTGCTGACGATGTCACTGTAGTGGTCAGAGGTGCAAGCGGTACTAACGGTGCGGTAATGACGATCAAACTGAGCAGTGGTGGCTTGACATCAGCGCAGACGGCATCTGCTGTTTGGGGTGCTGACCCATCGCCATACAACGACGCTACGACACTTGGAGGAGTACTTAATCAAACATCAAGTTTGGCAGTCAGCACAGATGCAACGGTCAATCAAATACCTAACCTTGTTTGGGATGAGCCTAAGGTAAGTCATACAACGGCTGGCACATACGGAGACTATCTGGATGCTAAGGTTTCTACTGTTGCAGACACGGCACGCATTCAGTTACGTCAAGGGCCATTCCTTATCAAGCAGAACGCTACTGAAGGATTGATTACAGAAGTCAACCAGTTCTTGTCTACCGTCCCCAACATGGAGATGGTCTTAATTGACAGTAGTGGTGGTGCTGTATCTGTCAGTGGATCAACACTTGTGCTTCGTGTAAGGAACCAGGCTGGTACTGCCGTAGTCAATAACGTAACGCCTACCGTTGCGTACGCCGATGGTGGTGTAATTCGATGGACTCCAAATCAGTCATGGACTGCTTTGGGGGTTACAACAGCAGGTACATATAGAATCATTGTTGAGCGTACAATGGGTACGACAACAACGACCTTTGGGCCGTTCCTTGTGCAACTAAGCAGCGGATAAACATGAAGTACATAGAAGCCACTAGCAACGTAAGATCGGTGTCACTTAGCATAAAGAGTGGCGTTGCTTCTGGCTTGCGTCCAGCTGCACAAACGGTAGCACAAAGTGCTAAACGTCATGCTAGCACAAACATTGCATCTGGACGACTCGTACAAAGTATCCGTGGTCGTAAAGTCAGTAAGTTTGTAGCCGAGGTTATTGCAGACCCACAAGGGACAAACTGGGTTGGGAATAACGTCCACTACGCTATCTTCTTGCACAATGGACACCGAGCACCAATTGTGGCGTTTCCCGGCAATCCATTCTTAATCAAAGCAATGGTAGAGCAAAAGGACAATGTAGAACGCATTGTCCGCGACACAATTAAGCAGGTATTACCTTGAGTATCTATGAGCCACGTTTGGCTAGGCAATGGATCAACAGTAAGTTAAACGCTTCCACTGTGCTTAATTATGTCAGTGGTATCTATCAAGACCTAGCCGTGCAAGATGCTCGTAGTCCATATGTCATCATTGAGGAGATTGGTGGCTATGACTTAGAAGCTGGCTACCGGCAAGGTGCATTTATAGAATTTCACGTACTAGTCGTGGGTTTTGCAGGACAAGACGATGACGCCATGTACAACGCTATGGATGTGATAGATACTGCATTAATAAATGCGAACGAGACGTACAGTGGGTATCGCGTGATATGCCGATCATCAGGTGTAGTTCCTTCCACGATTGAACTAGGCGATGGGCAGGTTTATTGGCGTACAGTTGGACGAACCTGGCGGATATACGTCAGTAACCTATAGGAGAAAATAATGGCACTGATTCTTGAGGATATGTCGATCACCTTCACAATTGGTGATGCGTATACTCCGGGTACTGCACCAGTTTGGACTGCTGCGCCCACATATGCTTACCTTGGAGTAGCGCGATCAATTGAGATTACGGACGAGTTTGACTCTGTAAATGCTGGTGGAGCAACGGGTATCAAACGCCGTTATTTTAACCGCAACCAGATGATTCGGATTCGTGGTGTTGTCACGTATAACGCAAACAACGTCCTAAACATCCCGCAAGCAAAGTCTTTGACGACATACACACTTGGTCTTTACAACATTAAGATTACGGTGAAGAACAACTCAACGCTTACGCCATCGCGTAACTTTGAAGGTGTTATGCGACGTATGAGCATGTCTACCGACCAAGGTAATCCTCTTATTGAGGAAATGGAAATTGACCTCATGGCAGACTGGGGTGCTTACTCTGCCAGCCAAGGAGCATAACTATGGCATTGATTATGGAGGATATGTCGGTACAGATATGGGTGTCAGCACTTCCATATTCACCGACGGGAGCAGCTCCCACTTTTTCCGCCAATAGCCAAATCATCGGTGTGAGCCGGTCGGTTGAGTATAGCGACGAATTTGATTCCGTCAATGCTGGTGGTGCAGCAGGTATCAAGCGTCGCTATTTCAACAGGCAACAAATCGTTCGCTTGCGTATGGTAACCACGTACAACGCTGACAACGTCTCTAACTTGTCTGCGATTCGTGGTCTTACTGTCTATTCACCAGTGGGTTATGTCGGGTATGTGCGCATTAAGAACAACGGTGCACTCGCTACCTATCAGGACTTTGTTGGAGTTATTCGAAGTTTTCGAATGAGTACCGATCAAGGTAACCCACTGATTGAAGACATCGAGTTAGATGGCATGGCTGATACCACAGGTTGGACAGGTGCAATAACACCTCCATAAGTATAGTAAACTGACTATATGAAACTAGGTGACATTGTTCAAAACGCTCCTAAGTATGAGCGTCCTACAGTAGAGGTTGATGTAACTGACTGGCTTGGGTCTGATGACGATAAGGTTATTCTTACATGGCGTCGTCCAGGTGTACCTCAGATTTATCAATCAAGTATGGACGCTCAAGAGCTTATAAAGCGTTATCCTGACATCCCATTTCCTTTGGCTATGGACATCTGTGCAATGGCAACAGCGCATGAGAAACCACTACCTTCTGAGGAATGGCCGACTGCATTGTTCTATACGTGGATAGCTCAGAATCACATGGACTGTTTTGACTATCTGTTCCGTACGTTTAATGAGTCCTTTACTGGTTTGAGTCAGGTACGTGGGTCAAAACCTAACGACCTAAAAAACTCATCGTCCGAGTGTGCTCCAAGCACTGGAGAAGACACCCCTTAGAGGTAGACCTTCCATACTTTGCTTTGCTTGATCTGATTGAACTTGAGCAGATGGAGCAAAAAGAGTACGCTCGGATGAAAAAAGAACAAGAGGAAAAATTCAGTGGCAACAGAACTCGGCGACATTAAAATCCTTATTGATGTAGACGTCACTAGGTTTGAAGCATCACTGAACAACGCTATGGCCCGCGCTACTAGTGCGTTTAATCGCATGGGTGCGGGCATGTCCTCATCAATCAATCAAACACTTTCCGCTGGTTTTAGAGCACAATACCAAGCCTTCTCCACGGGATTACAAGATACCTTCCGAAACGCATTTGCGGCGGCTGAACGCGAGCAAGCGCAGTCTATGGCTAGGTTGCAATCTCGTATGCGACAAAGCATGGGCAGTACGTCCTCGATGACGCAGGTTGGCCAATCTGTCGGTTCGTCCTTTGCTATAGGTTTTAGTAGCCCTATCCTAAATGCTGTAAGTGCTATTCATAGTGCGATGTATGGATTGAAAGACATTGGTCAGATGGTTGGAACCGTTACTGGTTTCACAATGGCTGCCAACTTAGGTGGCATCCAATCCGGCATTAGCGCACTCATGAAGGACACTCGGCAAGGTGCACAGATTGCTGGACAACTGCAACAGTTGGCAATGGAAACTCCATTTGGAGTTGAAGATTTTTCAGGCATTGGCCGCAAGATGCTTGCAATGGGTACGCCTGGAAACCAGTTAATACCTCAGTTGACTACACTTGCAGATGCTGTTGCTGCTACTGGTGGCGGAGCCAGTGAATTAAGAGATATTGCTGAGTTTATTGCAAAGATTCGTATGAATCCTAGGGCGATAGATTCGGATACGTTACTTGGACTTGTACGTTCCGGTATGCCATTACGCCAAACAGCAGAGCGTATGGCTGGACGAAGATTTGAGAATGAGCAAGAAGCGACAATGTTCTTGCAGTCTCGCATCAGTGGACGCGGTTCTCGTGGCATAGCTGAAATTAATGCCGCATTACAAGCTGAATTCGGTGGATCAAGTCGTGCCCTTGGTCGTACTGACATGGCATCAGTAACGCAAAGAGTTTCCGAAAGTGCTCAGTCAATGCTTATGGGCACTAGTGGCAAGGGACTAAATGTAGCTCTCGGAGGACTAAACCTGCTCTCGGACGTTATGGGCACTATTGGGAAACTGAATACCGCAACACTAGGCATACCCGGGATGATTTTACTAGTCAGTACATTTGGGTATTTGAAGAATGCATTTATAACAGCAAAGTCAGGTCTGGATGCGTTCATCGCAAGTCTCAATAGTTTTACTAGCAGTATCCAAGTTGCACAAGCACGCGGCATGGCGTCAGCTACTATGGGATCCGCTGCTAGTATTCCTATGTACTTGAGTTCATATGCTCAAATGTCAGGGCAGATGAATCCAGCGTTTTTGGCGGCTAACCAATATGTTAATGGCAAATGGGTTCCTATTCCGCCTCCTGCCCCGCTTACTCCGATGCAGAAAGTCAGTGCTGGAATCCAAGGCAGAATGACAGCAATGAATGCCGGAATCAACAACTACATGACCAACAACCCAAATGCCATAGGAAACATAATGTCGGGTGTGTTAATGTTTGGTGGCGTACTTGCTTCTCAGTCTCTCGCTAATCAGCAAGCTAACTTAATCGGGAATGAAAAGGCAATGGCTCAGAGTACGCGATTGCAAAATACTCTTGGTGGGGCTGCTTCCGGCGCAATGATTGGTAATTTGATTGGTTCTGCTGTACCTGTAATAGGTAATGTCGTTGGAACAATCGCTGGTACCTTAATTGGTGGTGCAGCTGCATACCTAACTTCCGAAGACCCAAGTAAGTTACCGTCAAAAGCCATAGACGAAAACACCAAAGCGTTGAACAATGCAACTGTGGCTATGACCTTATTAGCATCAAGCATCATCGGTGGTGGCCCGAGAGCATCTGGTGCTGTATCTGCAATCGAACTTGAGATGTACATGGCAAGTAGAAATAACATGATGAATGTAGGTATTGGCTAATGCCTATTCCACAATGGCGCATAACCTTTGATGTAGAAAACCGGATGACACAACGTCCAGGTTTTGCACAGTCGCCGTTTGGTACAAACATTACGCAGTACATCAAGTCAAGTGATGATGAGCAGACTTGGCAAGAGCCTATCACTGGCATGATGATGCTAAAGCCAAGCTTCTTATCTGCCGACTGGTCAACTGCAACACACTGGTATGACGAATCAGTCATTACACGAGATGAGCCATATTGGGAATTGATGTGGCATGGTGATGGTGGAGATCCAGCATTCAACGGTAAGTTTTTAGCATCTGAAACACCTACGCTTGGCACAAAACTTATGCCAGCACTAACTGGTGCGGTGCACGTACCAAAGTACGTAACGACGAGTGGTTATGCAAACGACATCATCCGGATTGGAATGCAAACCGCTACAGGTGCGGATACATACAAGGATGAGGGCTTTGTTATCAACTGGAAGATTGCCAGTCGCGAGGTAATGACAAACAAGTATCGCAACTGTTTGTTTATCGCTATTGAGAAACTTGGCATTCACATTGACTTTACAGGCAAGTGCTCAGTGTACTGGTACGACGATCCAGTATCTGGTGTATATACAACAGCTACACTAGTAGATACGTTTGATATTGGTTCCATCACGGAAATGACGGGTAAATGGCAGACATTGTCGATTATCCCAATTCCGCAGATGGGCGTATTGATTACGAACCATACTACAAAGTCAACAGTACAGAAAAGTTTTAAGTCATCCGCAGATTCAAAGTCTATTGCAGGAAAACTCGTGCAAGTTCCATTGCGTACCGCAAGTGGAAATCCTTATGTAGTTGATGCCGGAAAACTGGAAATCGGTTTCAATCCAGATTTCCTGAATCTCACATACCATTACGCTATACACCGCATTCGATATCCAGTCACAGCAGAAGGTGGAAGTGGTTACCGATTCTTGACGCAGATATATGACCCTGGTTACATTCCTGCGACTTCACCTGCAAGCCATGTCGTTGGCGCATATCAAACAAACGCATCTACATCTGCTAGTGTTTCATTGGTGGATCAAGATGTTGGCACGTATGACGTCGGTACAGACAGATTCTTTAGGCACAAAGTGATGTTGTCTACGTCTAATGCTGTTTACACTCCTATGTTGTACGGTGTGTACTTGCGGTGGGACAACCTTAGAGTAACGCGATCAACAACGCCGGTGCTTATTGACCGATATTCGCACCTAGAGTTCTTTGACGATGACTTGGCATACGGTGGTGGTCGATTACGTGCGACACATACAACAGAAGCTGAGATTGCTATTGTTGAGCGCGGTGACACTACTTACAAGATTGAGCGCACAGATGACCCTACGGTTGCATCACCTACGTGGGTTGTGCAACAGACGGGATGGGCGCGTTTAGGTTCTTGTGATGTGTACCTTGATAATGCCGGCACAAACAGCTTTGCATATCGTTATGAAGCAGACTGGGAACTCACAAGTGAAATTGGTAGGTTCAACGAAATCAATCAATACCTACACACGGCTTTTGATGGAAACACCGTAGGTAGTGCAATCAATAACGTGTTGAATGCGGCTGGTTATGACCCTATACCTACGGTAGACCTTCCAGCAGATGCAGTCAATACGACGGTTCCTGTGCCACCTCGTGGTCAGAGTTGGCGTCACGGTACAAAGACTGGAGATCGTGGAGACAAGATTATTCGTCAGTTACTTATGCTGTTGCGTAAGCAGTTTATTGAGTACCGTTTACGTTGGGATCAAGTCAACTACAAATGGATTCTAGAGCAAAAGCCAGCACACAATGCCGCTACCATCTGGAAGTTCGTACCGAATCCTGCTGACCATAATGTAGCAACGAATAAGATATGCGTAGGAGAGTCACCAAAGGTGTACTCGATAAACGTTCAGCCACCGGAAACAAACTATATCAATGGGGTTGGTACTACTACAGCACAGAATGATGCAGCTCGTGTACCTGCTGCTCATCCTCTGATTAACCGAGACAGTATCTTTAATGCTAGTAGTCCTGACTATCTCGGACGCATCATTACATCAATGCCTATATTTGTTCCGTATCTTGAGCCATCTGACATCCTAAAAATGTCAAGGCGTGTGTATGATGCAGCAGCACAACGTCGTTTCCAACTAAAGGTGTGTTCCTTCTACTACGTCGATGGTTTTCAGCCTGGTGCTCGTTGCCGTATGCTTATGGTTAATGGTGTTGACACAGATTACGATGACCTTTACATGAAGCGTCGTACGGTCATTATCAGCCGTGACAGTGGTGGTATCGTTGCACCAAAGGTTGAATATAGCTGTGAATCAAACTATGTGAGTACGGTGTATTAATGAACATTCGAGCACAGATAGATATGCAGCAACAAGCTGCGCAACGTCAGTCGTTCTTGACAGGGCAGATTAATGGCACCGTTGGCTTCAACTCAGAGCGTGAATTAAATGCCAACGTAGCCACATTCCATGAACTTCCTGTGTACGTCACTCCTAACTGGAACTTTGTTCAGCAGGATGCTAACGGAAACTTTTACATCTTAGATGGTTACTCATATACGGGTGGCCCGGATGTACCTAGACCCTAATGCCGTACTTAGATGTAAGTCGTACTGCTACTAGTGCTGCTGATATTTCTATCGCGTGGACATGGACTGTATATCCAACAAACTTAGTTCCATTTACATTACAAATTGGTAAGGTTGACGGTTCAGTTGGTGGTCATATGGGATGGTCTGGCACTTGGTCGATGAGTATGACCAACACACCCAGAGCACGTCCAGGTAACCCGTGGACATATCAAATACTTTTGTCTGTAAACGTATCAAATGGTAATGGGCAAACAGCAAGCAATACGATTGTAGTTGCATCTGGCACTCCAACTGTTGATTACCTTGATATTTCTGGGACAATCACTGGTAGTTGGTCGGCAAGTGTAAACACAAACATCCTATGGAACATTAGTGAAACGGCATACTCTATAACTTCACCGCCAACGCAGTTTCCGCCATATACAACTTACGAAGTTTACGAAAAAGCTAAGCCTTCGGCAACGTGTACGGCAACGCTAACTCTTGCAGGAACGTCTACAACCGCCACAGGAACAGTTGGATCCGGCGGCGGTGCAACTGCTACCCATGACTTTACGGCAGGTTTACAACAGACTTGTGAAGATACCGGGACAGCATCAGCATCAATTACCAATATAAAAGTAAATGGTCTTACACCGTATCAAGTTACACATTCACATTCATACGATGGACAAACTGCTGGAAACTGGTCAACAAGTGGAACATCGGATGCGACCGAGCAAACTACAGTTAACCTAACGTCGTCAGCGCGTTTGGCGGCAGTTGCAAGTGTAAACACACGAATGCGTGCTTGGGATGGTGCTTATCCCAATAGTTTGACATTACGCGTTACCGGATTCGATTACGAAACTTTAGGATACCGAGATATTACAGGAACTGGTTCAATATCCGGTTCCGATAATTTATACAAGTACTCGTTTGCATCAACAATAGTTACTTCTTTGGGGTCTAGCAATTTAACAACCGCACTTAACGGAGTGCCACCATGGATTAGCGCGGCAATTACAACAGCTTCACTTAATGCAAATGGTGACTCTACGAATGATACTCGTGTCTTGTTCAGAGGATGGCGTTTTAATGGTTGGTCTGTTGTAGAGAATTCTACACGTACAATTTCTGGTACAGGTAACGATAGAACGTACACGCCATATGAAGGTATGTCTGGCTACCGCTACCTTGACGTACAGGTCAAAGCTCAGTCAGGCACAAGTGTTCCCGGCGAGATAACACTTCACGATTTCCATAACAACACAAAGACTTGGAATGTTACTGCTGCCACAACAAGTTATGCAACGGTGACGTTGGATTTATGTTCGCCTGATTCGTACTCACTTGGCAGTATGCCCGACAAGGACTCTAAAGATAATCCGTATCCTCGTAAGAATACGACCAGCACGTCTTTTGCGGGTTCTGAGAGCGTTGATAGCGCGTATTGGGGAGTTACATCATGCCGCAGGTTACGGGTGTCTAGCGGAGCCATTGACATTGGCACAACCACGCTTAAGTACAACAACACAGACTCGACATATGTTCCCGATACAGTAACATCTGCTATTGAGCGTAAGACAGCACAGATAGTTGCTGAAGCTGGCACGACTACTTACTTCTATGGCCGTCGTCTATGGCAACAAGATCGTGATGGACGAAACGAAGAAGAATCCGACGTCCACTGGCAGATGACTGTCGGTGGATCTACAGGTGTAACATCGTATGCAGTTACAATGCTGACCATTGCGCAGATGGCGTCTGAGGTCAATGCTAGTGACGACAGCGTTGTAAGACATCCTGGTTGGAGTATGACGCGATCAGTAGCACAACCTGGTGGTGGAACCTGTGCAGCATCACAACCGCCACTGCGTGATTGCTACCTTAACGGCGATACAGGGCTAGCTACATGGTTATATGGCGGCGGCGCATTACTTACACCGAATGCAACCACAGGTACTGACTTTACCTATGCTCACAAAGTCACCGGCAATATTACAGCGCAGACCTTGTTTGACAAAATAAACGGCAACTTTCCGCCAGACCTATATGACCCATTCGACATAAACGGCGGTACAGATAGTGCTTTGTATCTTGGAGGCGTTTCGCTACTGCGCGGTATTGCTCATGGTGGATTACTTGACACTGCGGGTGACATCGTAACGACTGGTACGGTTGACCTTATTCTAACTAGTGGAGCCTCAAACCGGGGTTCAGACTCCACAATAGATGCGGAGGGTAGATACTTTACTGGTACTCCGTGGGGACTTGGTGAATCGAACCATCACGTTGACTACCTAACGAAAAGTATAAACCTGACACCGTTACATACTAGTCATCGCCATAGGTCGTGGTTCCGTGACGTTTTGCAGGAAATATATTCTGCAATCGAGGCATTTAAAAACAAGGGATTCTTGATGCTGGGTAAAGCTACGAAGATCAACGTACGCTGGCAAGACAATCCTTTGACGGACAGATTGCCTGGCACTGTTTTAACTTCGGGCAACATCGTAAAATTACGCGATTCAGAAAACGTCGGTGACTATATCTTTATTCTGATTAAAAACACGACGACATTTACTCTAAGTTACACAACAGATAATGGCGAAACCAAAGGAGACTATCTCACCGTGACTGCTGGTACAGCTGGATTTGAGTGCGACACAAACCGTGGTCTCCTCATCATTATTTATGATGATGGCACTACGGCAGCACCAGGCAACATAAAGTACAGGATAAGCCGAGATCAAGGGACGACGTGGACTACTGCCGCCAACTGCACAATCAACAGCGTGACGCCGCAGGTAGGACAAGTACTGGACACGAGCTACGATCCACACCTTGGTGGAATGTTATATGCAATCTTTGACATCGGCGGAACGAAGAAGGTTTGTCGCTCGACAGACTTAGGAGTTACGTGGGAAGTAGTCCTGACATAAAAAACCCCGTCTTAGGGGTGACGGGGTTCACTACTGGACTTTGGGGAAATTAAGTAGCAGACATAGTATACACAGAAATGACATGAATACCCAAAAGACGCAAACCCATAAAGAATTAACTCGACAACAAAAACGAGTATGGGCCGCCGTCACTCAGCTTGGTTTTCAAGGTGCATCGAAAGTGCTAAAGAAAAGTGAACGCACACTTGAATGGCACATGTACCGAATATCCAAAGTTCTTGGCACGAGCAACAGACACGAACAAGCAAAGTTGCTTGGGATTCGCATTAGGATAGAACGCATTAATATTGACAATGCGTGATAGCCTGTGACATAATGCCTCCATATGGAGGTTAGTATGACGCGAACTAGTGAATCGCTAGACCAAATCGCAGTGGCGATGGTCGGTATCCACAATGAACTACGGGCAATAATCAAGGATTCAAAGAATCCACACTTTAAGAGTAAGTATGCATCTTTGGATGTAATCCTTGATACCGTTCGCCCTATCTTGGTAAAGCACGGTTGTTTCTTGACGCAGACGCTTACGGATGGTTCAAGCCATAACGTCACAATGCGTCGCAAGCAAAACAACGAAGAAACAGACCAAGTGATTGAGACATTTCAGGAAACATCGGTGTTCACCATCACCGCAGTATCACGATGCATTCATTTATCCGGTCAGTGGATAGAATCATTCAGCATTGTCCCTGTCGCCAAGTTTGACGCACACGGTCTTGGAGCTGCGCAGACATACGCACGTCGTTTCAGCTTGGCGAGCCTGTTGGCTTTGGCTACAGATGAGGATGATGACGGCAATGCATCTACACACCAGCACGCTCCACGAATGGAAGCACCAAAGCAGGATATCAATATCCAGTTTTGGGCAGCAGTAAAGAGTAAGTACGGTGATGTTTCCGCTGATCGCAAGAAGGAAATCTATCGTGAGTTGTCAGGTGAGGAAACACCATCACCTGATGGGCTGGCTAGAGCATTGAAAGCTATAGGGGGTTGATATGGCATTAGTACTCGTAAGTATCTTTTGTTCGTTGCTTGGATTCATCGTAGGTGGTTTTGCTTTGCTTCCACGGCGTATTGAAGATGACACTATCGTTCAATATGTGAATCAGCGTGGTGAGACAGTTTACGCAAAGACAGTTGGGCATCAGTACGAAGGTACAGACTTTGTAGCTGTGCAACGATGCGACGCTGAAGGTTTACCTATCGGCATTGTATTTGTATTGGACGCAGATCGTTTGACATGGAAGGACTCAAAGGGGAATAAATGGACGAGCAAAGTATTCAACAAGTAGAAGTATCGGGGGATTGGCTAGTGGACGCAGAAACAGGCGAAATCATTGGTATGTCGCCAGACTCCAACCGTTACATATCTCGTGTAGATAATGTTTACGACCTTGAAAAGTACATGGCAAACCTGATGGATATGGAGGCCGATCTTGCAGCTCGCAAGTTGGCACTCGCCGCCATCGTGGAGAACGCAAACAAACTGATCGGCAATATCCAAGCACGTATTGACTGGTACAAACTAAAGCACCAGGATGAAGTGCGTGCAGTCGCCGAAGGGAACCTTGCGCGAGGATCAAAGACATACCGATGTGTTTATGGCACGGTATCCTTCCGCAAGAAGAATCCTCGCATTGCAATTAAGGATGACGCACAGGCAATCGAGTGGGCGGAAGCAAACGTACCCGAAGCCGTTGTAGTCTCCAAGAAGGTGTTGGTCTCTAAGCTTGACATCGAGAACATTCCATCTGAGTCAGATGCGTTTGAGATTATCCCTGCTGAAGAAAGTATGGCGATCAAGACATTATGAATTTGATGGAAATACGCACAGCGTTGCATGAAGAGTTTCCTACACATCAATCGTTTGTTCGTTGGAACCGTCCAGTAACAATGGACGGATTGACCATCATCAATGAGACTCCGAAGGATGCTCCGGATTACATCAGATGGATAAAGATTCTGTGGAAGGGAGACTACGTTACTAAAATTGAATTTGACCACGATATTCGTAAGTGGTCAGAAAACCGGAGGCATCTGGCCTTCCGACTACACAAGGAGCTAGAAAAGCACAATGCCTGAATACGCATTTCACAAGCGCAAGCCAGAGCACAAAGGAACACGCATCAACATCGGTTATCGTTCCTTCATGCTTAGGTTTTCCAAGGACGAGTTAGAGTTTATTCATGCTGCGGCTGAACGTCGCGGTTTGTATATCTCAGCACTCGCTAGGGAGGCAGCACAGCTTCTCATCGCGGGTCACGTACAACCAGTCAAGAAGAGGGCAATCACCCGTAGGGAGGAGCGATTGCAGGTAAACCTGGGCGAGACAGTACATAGTCAACTGCAAGCATTCTGTGATAGCAAGAAACCACGATGGCTACTAACGACAGTACTCAGATCCGCGATGCTAGATATCGCACGAATGCGCTAAAGACAGAACCCGGTGAAACACCCGGGTTCATTATTCACAAAGGGGAAATTATGTGGGTCAAATTGGATTGTAAGTTTCCAATGAACAAGGCTGTGCGTAGGTTATCTTCGGATGCATTCCGATGGTACATCTATGCGCTTTGTTATTGCGGTGAACACCTAACAGACGGACGACTGGACTCTATGGACGTGGAGACAATTACCGCCTGTATGCGCGTTCCTGAGTCAGCTTTTACCGAAGTCATTGCAGCTGATTTAGTACGCGAAACGGACGCATGGCAATACGAAATTGTGGGTTATTCTGAGACCCAAACAAGCCGTGATTATGTTGAAAAACGCAGGGCTGATGATCGTGCTCGAAAGGCCAATATAGTTGCACGTCGCAACAATTCCGCAGCGGAATCCGCAGTGGAATCCGTTGTGGAGTCCGCTGAAGATTCCACGCGTATAGAATTAAGAATTAAGAAGAAGAATATAGATAAAGATAAAGATATATGTATAAGAGAATTAAATACTAATTCCTCGATTGCAGATGCAACCGAGAGTCTTACACCTAAACTTTGCGTATCTATGTTTGTGGATCAGTGGACAGCGAAGTACGGACATACACCTACAGGCTCGCTAGCCGCGCTAGGAAGCCACTTTAAGCGCGTTATTGGTAAAACACCCGATGAGACTATAAAGTCCTCTATTTCGGCGTTTTTTGGGCTATCCGATGCATGGGTTATAAGGAACGCACACAAGTCTACAATCCTGGTTTCCATGTGGGATTCATTGGTGACTGGAAGTGTGAATACACAGCCTATTCGGAGGACAACAAATCAGGACGTTGCACAACAATTCCGTGACAGTATTTTGGAGCAGATTCAATGACACAGATAGCTACTCGCAGTGGTGTTGACCCTGAAGCAATCAAGCACGTTGTAGATCGCATTGTTCCGATTGTGGCGCGTTATCAAGGCGTCCCGATTGATGAGACGGATTGCAAGTTATACGCTCAGTCTTGTCGTTCATTGGCACAGCCATACAACCCAAAAGGTTTACATGAGCTTGAGATGCGCATACGTCGTGAGTGTAAGTTCCGACCGACACCCAAGGAAGTCGAAGAATGGGCGGACGAGATTGCAGGACGCCACATAGCGGCCAGTGAAGCTGCTGCACGTCGTGTAGTGACCGCACCGCTGACCATAGAAGCACATCCAGAAGAGACCGAGAGAGCACGCGAGAGATTCCGCCAGAAGTTCCGTGACTTGATGGCGGGGACGAGGATGCCATGAAGTGGAAGGGTAGAAAGTTAAAGTACGATCCGTTAGCCGAGTACAGCGGATATCAGAAAGAAGCACGTAAGCGTGTACGTCTTTGCATTCAAGATGACCTGATGACGTATAAGGACGCCGGGATATTCCTTCGGATGAATCCAAAGAGTTTACGGGTATACAAACATCGTGGGCTGCTTACCGGGGAACGTATCGGCAAGATATTCCTGCTTCACGGGGCGTCTGTACGGGCATACATGCAAGCAAACGCTCCGGAAGAACTACAGTGGTGGCTACAACAGAAACCTGACATCTTGACAGGATCTATCCTAGAGGAGATGAACAGTGAAAGCGACGTGTAAAAAGTGCGGAGCTGAAGGGATAGCGGAGCAAGCACAGCACAGCACGTATGTACTCACCTGCAAAGCATGTGGTGCTTTTGGGTTTGCAGGTAAACCACCGGCTAAGAGTAAGTACGGAAACCAGCGTGTGTATTCCGTGGAGCATGGAACGTTTGATTCCAAGATGGAATTCAAACGCTTTGGTGACTTGATGATGCTCCTCAAAGCTGGCCAGATTACAGACCTAAGACGCCAGGTGAGATACAAGCTTGAACACGAGGGAATCTTCTACGGCATATACATTGCTGACTTCGTGTATCAGCAAGGCGATCAAACCATTGTGGAAGATGTCAAAGGACATAAGACACAAGCGTATAGGACGAAAAAGAAATTGATGAAGTCGATACATGGTATTGACATCTTAGAGACATCGTCGTAATATCTGCGTGTTAGCTTACCGCTACTGAAAAGGGGAAATAATATGGACATCGGTAATAGGTTTCAGATTTTAACTGAATTGAATTCAGTCACTGAATACGTGCAAGTCTGTTTGAGTTTAAAAGAAGCGTTGGAAACATTTTCCAAACATGTCACATGGTCGTGCACGACGACAGATGAAAGACACGGCCAAAGTGTTTACGTTTATTCTCAAGAGTTAGGCGATTTTGTAATAGCCTACGATTCTGATGGTGTCAGAATGAGAAACAAGAAGAGGACGAACAGACAATGACGAACAATGAGTTGGCGACTGCACTTGGTGTTACACCAGCTGTCACGTCGCGATACGCAAACGGGAAAATTATGCCGTCAAAGAATCGCATTAAAGAGATTGCTGCGATCACCGGCGTCACACCTATGCAGTGTGCAGCGATGTACTTAGTGGCGAACATCAAAGCACAGTACGGGAAAGAAGTATTGTTATTGGTTCAAATGTTTGGTTTGAATGATGTCGATATCGCAGCTGCTGCGCACATCATTACAAGGCACAAAGAGTTAGGGGAATAGAGATGAAGAAGTATCTGGACGTTTGGGGAGAGTCGGGAAGTATTGCAGGAACACTTACGCACATCATCAAGGATCAGCGTGAGACAAACGACATGTTTGTACGCGATGCGCAGTTTACCTACCAGATTTCTGGTGCTGAGCATACATGCAGTGTCAATGCACGTTTCTACTTGGCCGGTAAGTATGAGCCAGCAAATGTGCTCGTAGAAGTCAACGTACACTTCACACAGGTATCGGTAGACACGCATACAAACTACGGTACACGTGTCATGGACACAGTCAGCTTTACAGTCTCACGGGAAACAGACACTGACGTAGAACGCATCTGGATGTACACCGCCGATGAGTACGATCAAAACTCACACATCTGGTGGAAGCTAACAGACGAGTACGAAGTGATTGGAAGTATCACCGGGCAGATCCAGAGATGGACTAAACAAGACGCTTACCATCTGCCAAAGTGGGCTGAGTAAACGACACACAAAGTATAGCAATAAGCTATCTCGGCGGGACGGACGGACGTATACGATGTGAGGGACGCTCATATCCTAATATCGAGCACAGATCGTGTACGTCCACTTCACATAACAAAAGTAAAAGCAGTCACACTTGTTGACGCAAAAGAGGTTATTGACATGGAAAAGTGTCCAAAGTGCGGAATTCCAGCAGTGCAGCTATATAACGGGACGTGTATGGAATGTATGTTATTCCAGACTCATCGTGACCCGGAACCTGTTACTTACGCAGAGAAGCTCAAGGCATTGCTTCAGAATGCGGGTACGGAGTCATTCTTTAGCGGGATGAGCAAGATGTGGTCAGGATCCATCCTGGTTCGATACTCCGCAATACCGTTTGGCCGTGCACCGATGTACATGTACTTTGATTGCGGACATCTAGTAGCACAAGCTGCGGACGATGACACAAAGCAATTGAAGGTACGCCACATCGGCATCACAGACATGGCTGCAGATGATTGGCATATTCTTCCGGAAGATATGGAAGCTGAGGCTCCTGTAGAATCGCGTCGAGATCGTGCCATTGATTTGATCACAAGATGTACGCCCAATGAATGGGCGCGAGTCTTTGCACATTGCGAGCACGCGGAGACCTGGATGCAGCAATAGGAAAAAATCGGGACGGACGGACGGACGGAGGCGCGTACACATGATGGTGAGCGCGACACATGATAGCGAGCACGGTAAGCAACACAGCTGCCGTGCTTTTCTTTTGTCTGGATCCACAAAGCAAACGAGCACAAGCCAGGCGGACGCAGAAACGGACGCAGAGCGCAATTCACGAGAGCGGCCATCAGCTCTCTCGCGGGCCAGAGAGAGACGGAAAACGTACACGCCGTATATGTGTGGCATGTATGTATTTATGTGTGTGTGCTGGGGTGTGAGAGCGCACCGACATCTGCGTCGCATTGCGTGCGTGCACATGCGCTCGCGCATCCGCGAGGAAAATTATCCGAGATCTCTCGCGCGCGCGATTCCTTCTATGCAAAATCGATTTTGCCATATTGCCGATATTGCAGCTATTTAGGCCGCAGCGATCGCGGGCGGTAGTATCGTTGCAGGTATCCAGGTTGCAGGTATCCAGGTTGCAGGTATCCAGGTATCGCGGGCCGTATGGATCGCCCGCAGGGATCAGAATTAGGCGTAGCATGTCAAGCTGCACGCGGGCATTTAGCCTATAGGGCCGCAAATTGTCGGTATACATGCAGCGAGTAAATCACGCGGCATTTCTGTTAACAACCTTATTTTTTCCGTGCGCTTGACATAATCGAATACATGCATGTATAACCATGCATCAATACCGCCACGGTATGAAATGGGGAAATTAGGAAAATGAAAACTTTAACCACTGTTAACGCTGCGGGCCTGCTAGAAATGCAGCCACGCGATCGCGCTAGTATCTCGGATTTGGTCGCGGCCGTGGAAAAATCCGATAATGAAAAAACAGGGCCAGTATCGGCTACATGGGTTGCACAAATTAGCTGCCCGTTATCATGCCCGCACATGGGCGCGGGTTGCTATGCCGAAAGTGGTATGGCCGCATTTACCACGAATAGACTTAATAGGGCCGCCGCAGACTACGCGACATTATCGCCCGCGGCCGTTGCAATGATTGAAGCTGCAGGGATCGACAAATTGACGGGTAAACGTGATTTAAGGCTGCATGTTGTGGGAGACGCGCGGACCGATAAATCAGCGCAAATTCTGGCCGCTGCTGCCGATCGTTATATTGCACGCGGTGCAGCCAAGGGTAAAAACGTACGTGTCTGGACATACACGCACGCCCGCGATACCAAGCGCGCATCATGGGGGCGTATCTCGGTTTTGCGATCATGCGAAACATTGACGCAGGTACGCGCCGCGCATGCTGCCGGGTATGCTGCTGCTATCGTGGTACCGGAACATGTACACGATCGCGCGTATAAGCTTGACGGCGAATATACCGGGATCCCATGCCCGGAACAAACCGGGCGGGCCGCCAATTGTCAAGCTTGCGGCCTATGCATGCGCGATCAAATGCTGCATGAAAATAAGCGAGTAATTATATTCGCGGCCCATGGGCAGGGTAAACGGAAAATGACACACTTAAAAACGGTGTAGCTATACCGGGGAAAATATACACGCGTGATATTGACATAACAGAATACGCGCGTGTATAGTTATACATCAAACGTTAGGGGATACGGAAATGCTAATTGGACTTTGGATCGCTGCCGGGATAGGCGCGGGCGTATTGATTTGGGGATTGTACGAAATTATCGTTAACGATGCTGTTATCGCAGGTTAAGGGAGAAAACGGGGAAATGGTTAATTACACGTTATCGGTATTTTGCGTGCTAAATGTTTTAGCATTTGCACATAATTTGTTTTACTACCGGCCGTTAAGAGCTGCAGCATATGCCAATGTATGGGCCGCTGCTATCACCGCCGCATTTATCGCATGCATGGTAATTCGTGCAGCGATCAATACTTTGTACCGCTAGAATATCACCGGGGAAATTAGGAAAATGGAAAAAATACACGTTACGCTACATCTAAAAAATGACTCGTTGCTGCAGCCCGCAAAATGCGCCTATGTCGACAATTGGGCCGATATTGATCGCCTAAAGTCTGGATTAATTGACGCAGCTATAACAGGCCTAATTACAAATGACTTTATAACTGGCGCAACGATCACGGCTACACTAGCCGCGACATTTGACGTACGGAAATTTCGGTATGACGGGATCAAATGGATTAAGGTGTATTAATATGGTGATTCTACTTTGTGCTATCGTTGCAGCTATCGCGGTATTTGCCGCGGTAGCATTCTATGAATTTTGGGCTGCATTGGATCGCGCGGAAAAATACCACGCGGACTAGCACGCGATCGAATAGAACTCTAACCCGGGTATCACAACCCGGGTATTTTTATGCCTGAGATACTCTAACAGCATGCAACATGCCCGCATGCTACGGCCCGCCACAATGCCTATACACGGCCCTAATTACGTATAACGGGCCATTATTCGCCCGCAGGTATAACAGCCTTAATTCAGACATAACGCGTACCACCTGCAGCTACACTACCGGGATAGCATGCCGGCGATCCAATGGATCCATAATTACTACATGTGGCCCTATTCTCAGGTAAACAGTCAAGCTTGACATTTACCGCGGCCTATTATCTCAGGTATGCGATCCAACCGATACACGGCCTTGCAGCTTGACATAATGCCCGCGTGTATCTTATTCCCTGCATGCAGCTACACGGCCCTAAAACGCCTAAATACGGCCGTTATGCATACATCCGAGTATTCGCCCGTGCACGCCTAAAATACAGCTACATGCGTCAATTACTACCGTCAATGCGTAACCATCATAAATCGTTAAATTTGGATACTACAGGCCGTTATACGTAACCAAGATAACGTAATAATTCCGCTCTTATGTCTGTCGATCGCTGCAGCTACTCGGCAATATTGGCATGAATTAAGGCCGGAATTAGGCAAATACCACCTGCCCGCTCTCTCGCATTCTAAATCCAACAGTCACAAGGAGAGGACTCTGACAAAAACGAAACCAATCGATTGCAATAGGTAACCAACAATTTTTCTCACTTTCGCATCCTTACCTTTTGTCACAACCTCTACAGCGTATGATAAAAATACTTATGTTTATTGGAGTTATTTTCATTTTGTCATCTTGCGTAGCTTTCTGAGTCCCTTATATATTTAAATATATCTAGAACAAGTAAGAGTTTGAAATTGCTTCTTCTGAAATCTTACTTGTTCTAGATATATAGTCTAATTTATGTAAGGTTTGGTTGACGTTATTGAGTCAATGGGGAATATGTATGTATAGGTTATTGTTAGGGGATTGTTTGGTTAGTATGGGTTTGTTGGAGGATAGTAGTGTAGATAGTGTTGTGTGTGATCCTCCGTATGGTTTGAGTTTCATGGGTAAGAAGTGGGACTATGATGTTCCTTCTGTTGATATATGGAGAGAGTGTTACCGGGTATTGAAGCCTGGTGGTTATTTGTTAGCTTTCGCTGGTACTCGGACTCAGCATCGCATGGCTGTGAATATCGAGGATGCTGGTTTTGAGATCCGGGACATGATCGCTTGGGTGTATGGGAGTAGTTTTCCTAAGTCCCATAATGTGTCTGTCTCGATTGATAAGTTACATGGTCATGGGAATCGGGGTAAGGCTATCCCTACTGCCAGTAGTTACCAGGCGTCTGATGTAGAGCAGGAGAATAAGCTTACTAGTAATCCTGTCCCGCCATATGAGGCTAAGTCAGATGATGCCAAGAAGTGGGAAGGCTGGGGTACAGCTTTGAAACCTTCGCTGGAGCCAATCACAGTAGCACGTAAACCACTAGTAGGTACTGTAGCCAATAATGTATTGGAGTACGGTACAGGTGGCATGAACATAGATGCTTGCCGTGTACCTATGGATGCCGCTGATTACGAGTATTTATCTAAACAAGTAGATGCTATCCGTGATCGCGGTGGCACTATGGACAATAGTTGGTCTAACTGCTCCGACCTGTCTGGTGCTAACCCTGCTAACCCACTAGGTAGATGGCCAGCTAACTTCATCCATGATGGATCTCAAGAGGTACTCGACCTATTCCCTGATACACAACCTAGTAGATCTGGCGGGATGAGTTACAACAAAGATACTCAACACCTAAATGGTAAACAGCCTCATGCTCGTACCGGGCACGATGATTTAGGTGGATCCGCTGCACGCTATTTTTATTGTTCCAAGGCTAACAAGGCCGATCGCAATGAAGGCCTAGATGACTTTGAGGAAGACTACAATCGAGGTACTGGGACACATAACAACGGTAAGTCCAATACGCGTGTAGGTAATGCAGCCGAGCGTGCCGCTGGTATCACTCATGTAGAGTTGCAGAAAGTAAAGAATATTCACCCTACGGTAAAACCTACCGACCTTATGCGTTACTTATGTCGTCTTGTAACACAGCCTGGGGGCACAGTACTGGATCCTTTCATGGGTTCCGGTACTACTGGTAAAGCAGCTATGCTCGATGGCTTTGACTTTATTGGCTGCGAGATGGATGAGCAGTACTACAAGATCGCGGAAGCAAGAATAAAACACGCTTTGGAGAGTAACCATTTTCGTGATGTTACGTAAATGGTAGAGTCCTGACAACGAACCCGACAAGCCTCTCTTAGATGCTCAACCAGTCGGGTCTCTTTATGAGTGGTTAGTTCCAAAATGGAAACACCCACTTGAACTTGTAAGAAATCCTTACAAGTTGAACAAAAAGACCACCCGGCAAAAGGTGGTCTTTCTTTGTTAGCAGAGTATGTATTTACGGCAGCCCGAGTTTACTGGTCTTTCCATAAAGCTCACCTCTCGGTGGCAAGAAAAGTATACAACATAGATAAACAAAAGCCACCCGCCGGTCTTATTAGGACACTGTATATAGGGTGGCTCTTGTCTTTACCAGGTAGTTGTTGTTCTCGGTAATACTCACCTTTCGGTGGCGTCTAAAGTGTACCAGTTATAAAGGATCTCTTTACAACTCGATCTCGTCTTTTTCTTCTAGATCAAGGTATCTAGAGAACGTGCCTGGTAACGGAAATGGCTTACTCAGCATTGCTTCAAAAGCACTTTCACCAACAGCGTCTTTGATTTCATCAATCGTAGTCTTCATGCTGCTGATTTCGTCCGATGCTCTGCGTACGCTATCGGCAATGCCTCGAAGCTCATATAGAATCACCCAAAGCATAAAACCAGCAGCCCCTAGTGCGATTGAGTTCATAAGATTACCTTTGAAGTGTTTCCATTTTGGAAAGAGTTGAATGGGCCGGCCTGGACTTGAACCTTCATCTTCATCTTGTCTGTTCTAAGATGCTGTTTTACCGTTAAACTAACAGCCCATATAAGGAGTGCCGGAGTCAGCTATCAATTACCGATTCAAAGTTATTAAACTGACTCCAACATCATGTCGTGAGTTGCGCAGCACGACGGATTATTCTATATCATTTTCTTTGTTATGGCTAACTTCTATGCTGACGTTTGGTACATTTTCCATTATGTATGCAATGCGAGTTGCTCGGATGCTGTCGTTGTCTAATGCGTACGGATCAAGACCTCGATTGCGTAGCCATTTCATGAACCTGCGAGTCTTTATGATGTCGGCAATCAATGTGCCTACGTAGCACATGCCTACTCCTATGAGTATGCCGGTGATTATACTAATCATAAATATACTTCCCAGTCATCGTGGAGTAAGTCTGATATAGCCATTGTGTATTGAGGTTTACTTGCTGTATCGCGCAGCATAACTATGTCATTGTCCTTGACTACAGCATAGACATCCTGGAGCCAAGTAACGCGTCGCATGAGTAATCCACGCTTCATCATTATCAAAGCTTCGGATCCTGTCATCTATCTACCTTTATCGTGATGCTACAAGTATGGTCATCCCATTCGCATATTTGCCAGTCATCGGCAAATAAGTCTTTTGCGTGTAAATCCAATGCGGATGACATCCATTGATTGTTCGCGCTATACGAAATCACAAAAACGTTTTCGGGCTCATCGTAATAAAGATACTTTTTCCAAGACTCTCTACTGACTGGCTCCCCTTCCATCAGTGCATCGAGTACATCGCCAAATTTCATCAATCGGCCTTCCTTTCCTTGATAATCGCTGCGATTGCTTCTGTGCTCCATGGAACAGTTGTGTCTGGATGTGGGACACCTTCAGTGTATAGCTGCTCTCCAATGCGTCGCATACTGATGCCAGACTTGTACATATCCATTATCCGGAGCTGTACTTCCATGCAAACCTGATCTGTCACTTTAGGTTTACGAGGTTTATTGGTAGGTGTACGCGTAGCAGTCTTGATCGCTGATATCGACCGTGCGTTTATCATCAATCTCTCCACCATGACCCATCTAACTTTGCTTCGTACTGATGTTCAGCGTCCTGTCGAAACGATGAGTTGACTTCATCGTCAAGATGCTGTGCAAGCCATGAAGCAAAGTCTTCGTTGCTGTACTCTTCACCGTCTTCAATCAAGGTGAGTCCAATCTTGCACACTTCGTGCAAGTGTTCACATCCTTCAATGGAACCGTTAAACGCTGCGTCACGTCCGTGTTTGTTTATGAAGTCCAGCACGTCCTTGGATACCTTTTCAATGTCCAGTAATTCGTAGCGCACCATCAACACTGTGTCGTTTTCCCACTCAACTTCGTTTACCCAGTCTTTAGGTAAACCTATCAATGATTCAATATCTACATCCATCGAATAATCTCCCAATCGTCCCGTAGCACATATGTTTCGTTGTTGAATAAGTCTGCCACATCTGGACACCAAACATGCCTGTTGCCGTCTGGACGCATCATTACAAGGTAGTTGCCGCCAATGTCTGATAAACGCACATGCATTTCAGCAGGCCATGCCCTACGACGTATAGCTAGTCCTTCTAGTAGCCGTGGATACGCTTGACCGAATGTCATTCACATGTCACCCAGTCCAGAGCCATGAGATCCGCTGATGACAATGTTGTAATGCCAGCAAATACTCTGTTAGATGCTCCATCAAAACGGTATGTACACATCCGTCCATCAACAAGTTGAATAAACCAACGCGCTTCAAAGCGCATAACCTTCCCACCAGCAAGGATTTCTTTATGTGCCCACAGATAGTCCCTGCGAACACGAGGTGTCTTCTCTATCATTCTGCCCCTAACTGCCGTGATAGCATCAAAATGCGTTACACTATTCTATAACACGTTGCAGTTGTATAGCAAGGAGAATGTTTTTATGAACGACGGGTGGCTGGTTTACGCTTGTGGTGATGAATGCAATCACAACAAGTGTGGCGGGGTAAAGCAGGTAGTCAACAAGTATGACAACGCTGTTGGTTATTACCGAGATGAAGTGGATGCAGTTCTTTGGATAGCAAAGGATCGCATCTCCAACGTGTTTGTAGATGTGTATGACCGAGTTATTGATATCCTTGCAATGATGCAGATGCCGGACGTGACTGCATTCCAGGCTGAGCGTTACTACCAAGAAATTGTCGAGTTACTACAAGATCAAGACAAGTTTGATTCCTACGTCACAAAGGTAACCGATGAAGTCATTGCAGGTCAGGATGCAGTTATTGCAGCTACATTGCTCATCTATCCTGATGTTGTTCTATACAACATGGGTTCAAAGCCACCTCGTGTAGCACGTCCAAAGATTCGTAGGCCGAATGCGAATGAGTTTGCCACTGGTTACAGTTATGGTGGATCAAGTCTCCGAGACGTTATTCAAAACACTACCAACGATATCTTTACTCGCATCTATACCGGAATGCGTGAATCCTATGCAGATCAAGACTTTGATAAGAAGACATGGGTGACATCAGTCAATGACAATATAGACACCATTGACAGCATGATGGAGAATATCTCCACTACGGAAATTGAAGCTACGACAAGGCGCGTAGCAACCCGTATCAATAACTTGAATGCAGGACTGGTCAAGGGATATCGACGTGTAGCCGTGATTGACAACAAAACGTGTGTTGGATGCTTGACATTGCACGGTAAGTTGTACTCCCTTCAGGATGAGTTTGAGTCGCATCCACGGTGTAGATGTATGCTTGTGCCCGTAACTATGTCTTGGATGGAATACGCATCTGTTCAAGGTGGTGCAATGCCTGACTATATGTCTCGTGATGAGATTATCGGCATGTTGCCAGACGCAATATTGCAAGACATTCTAGGGCCGGGAAGATACGCCATGTATGAAGCTGGTTTACCACTTGAGAGAATGATATACATAGAACGCACAGAGGAATACGGCCCGCTCATTCGTATCACGCCTCTTTCTGTCTTGCGCGAGCAAGGTTTCTAATCCCTCAATATGTCCAAAACTCAGGGTATCTTCGGATACCCTTTTTTTGTGCTATCGCGTGGTTCAAGTCTATATACTTGCATCCTGTTAGCCTTTGATTGTTGTTACTACAAACACCAAAACCTGTAACAATAATCAAAACATGACAGTCATCGAACACGTATCCGGAACCAGTTTAAACATTGCAATGATGTCCGATCTACACATTGGGTCATTGCATACCGACTACAAGTTGATTGACAAGGAATTAAAAAGAGCAGTAGATGAAGATGCCATGATAGCGATCAATGGGGATGTCTTTGACGCTATCTTGCCTGGTGATCGCAAACGCTATCGTGCAAACAATCTTCACCCAAGAATGTACACAGCCGGCGATGACATGATTGGTGAAAGCATACGATGGGCTTATGAAATCCTTGCTCCGTATGCTGATCGCATTCTGATGATTGGCGATGGAAACCACGATGACTCAGTAGCTCGGTTTCATCATATTGAGCCTGTAAAGCATCTGTGTATTCTTCTAGCCAAAGAGACAGGTAAGTCCATTCAATATGGCGGCTACCATGGATTCATACATATTCGCATGGACATAAATGGACAGAACAGGAAGTATGGACACTACGTTATCCATTACCATCACGGAGCTGGCGGTGGAGCACCAGTAACTAAAGGTGCAATCACATTCTCACGAGCACAGATGTGGCTCGAAGGCGTTGATGCAATATGGCGTGGTCACACGCATAATAAACAAGCTGGCCGCGATGCCAAGGTTGTTTACAACATAAACAAAGTAAAGCCTGAGAATAGAGTATGTCATAAAGAAGTACTGACTATTCGTACAGGTGCGTACATGGACACGTACACCGGAACAACATCAAGCCACCTGATGGAACATGGTCGTAAGGATAACTACGGTGCGCTCATGGATGGGAACGCTTTACCAAAAGGTGGCATGATATTGAAACTCAAGTGTGAACAAGACTATGACAAGGATAAACGAGAAATCCAAGTTCATAGTCAACTACACATCTAACCTGTACTACCGAATCCTCCAAGGCGGATTCCTGCATCTAGGTTTGCAGTGCCTTTGTGTTCTAGGATGAGTGCTTGTGCCACACGCATTTTGTTAGTAATCGTAATGTCAGCAGATCCACAGTTAGTCAGTATGACTTTGATTTCATGACCGACATAGTCAGCGTCAACAATACCTGGTGCATTGAGAACATACACACCGTGATTGATGGCTAGTCCAGATCGTGAACAGATAGCAAGGAAGTAGTTTGTCGGAAAGTCGGATGTGAGAGCAACACCGACCGGAATCAATAGTCGGTCTCCAGGCTTCAATAAAACGTCATTATCCAGTCGTGCTCTTAGGTCAAAACCTGCTGATAGTCCTGTCGCTTGCACGGGAAGATATTCTTGATCTTCAGTATTGATAAGAGTAAACACTAGTCTTTTCCCCACATGGCTTCGTGTATTGTTGGAAGCTGCTCTTCAATAATCAACTTGATGTCATTCGCAATGACTCGGTGCTCTGCTTGCGTGTCGTCCTGCGTTCTTACATCAACGTAGTGCAGCCAGTCACGAATGTTTCCTGCCATATACAACCGTGTGGATGAGGACATCGGTAACACCATGCGTGCAGTCTCAGTAGCAAAGCCATTTGCCAGTAAGCATTGATATGCGTCAAAGGCACGTACTACAGCGTCGTTAGCATCGTTGTATGCCTTCTCTTGACTCTCTGTAAGTTCATCTGGAAGGTCTAAGCTACTTTGACGGTTAGTCGCTCCAGCCATCCTTTGAAGTGGTAGGTAGATGGTCTGCGGAACAGGTGCATACCGTTGGCTGAACTCTTGGAACGAGAAGCTGCGATGTCTAAGAATCTGTGCACTGATTGCGCGAGTAGTATTGATCTCCACAACCATATGCGCCATCTCGAAGATAGACCAATGCTTCTTACGAATGCAATAGCGCAGTAACTTCTCGTATTCACGATTCTCTTGGTTTGGACTACTCACACGAGCGCAGTATGCAATGTGTGCTTCTGCGTTTGGCGTGATAGTTACTAACTTAGCAAAATTCATTAATTCTTTCCCCTATCCAGCGCATGACAGGTACAGCCATGGAATTACCGAGTGCCTTGTATCTTGGTCCGTCTGGAGTCTCTGGCATGATGTCAGTGTATCCATCGGGGAAACCCTGGAGCCGTTCACATTCGGTCGGTGTTAGCCTTCGTACTGCCATGCCGTGCATTATCTGCTGGTCTTGTGTGGTTGATATTGTGTAGGCTTTTTCGTCCTGTCCCATGTAACCACTACCACCTGTTCCAGGCTTTGCTACTCCGCCGTTTGTACCGGTGTAATGCCCAACACCACGTATTTTGAATGCATGGGCTGGATGCGCTACACCGTGAACCCCGGTAGCGTTCAGCGTGTACATTGGACCACCTACCGTGTATCCATCACCATTACCACCATTCATTGGTTGCCGTCCAATGGTGTTCTCTGCAAGGGCTATTGGTTCAACAACGATATCAACAGACCTGATATCACCTACATCAAAACAATTAAGCGTGTTGGTTACACCATCAGGTACCCACGTTTCAAAGTCTTCTGCGCTCTGCGCTCTGCGTGACTTACGGAAGGTGTGCTGTACCAGCGGTGTATTACCACCACCTGTACCCCATCGTGCAGCTACAGTATGACTTGGGTCAACGGGTCCAGTTATCCTGGAATCATTAGGATGGTTTTCATACATCACTGGAATCAAGGTTTCTGTGTTTGGGTTGTACCTGCAACCAGTGCCTGTCGTAAGGCATTGGGCAGTGTCTTGCCCCGTTTTTCTGCCCTTCGGAGAATCCCCTCGCAAGCTTTCTGGCTCAAATAATACTTCTGCTGCACGTCTGCTGTCCCCTGAAAAATGTGCGACAACAAAGACTCTTCTACGACGCTGGGGGACTCCAAAGTATTGAGCGTCAAGCACTCTGTAGGCGAACCCATACCCGATGTTCCCCAACGCCCCAAGGAAGGAACCAAAGTCCCGTCCTCCGCTGGATGACAAAACACCGGGGACGTTTTCCCAGATAACCCACTCTGGGCGGTAGTGGTCAACCATTGCAATGAAGGTGAGTGCAAGGTTTCCCCTTGGATCGTCAAGCCCTTTGCGGAGTCCGGCAACGCTGAAGGACTGGCAGGGAGTCCCTCCAACAA